TCAAGCGGTAGTTCATATCTTCTTGAACACGTATCGACGCTTCTTTCTTCTCTGGCGTTTCTTTACCTATGATCTTTGTCTTAACTGGACCCGCTGCTGGGAACGTCTCCATAATTGTTTCAGACTGGAACTTAACAAGTGCTTCTGTTAGTAGTGGGTGTGTAACGCCACACGCACCAGCCCAAGGTTCTGTACGTTCTTCTAGCTTCATACCTAATAGATCAAGGCCATCTACATAAGTCTGTACCCAATCTTTTCTAGCGCTAACGTCGTCCTCATAAGCCTCTACTAGTTCGGATGCTATCAATGCTAGCTCGCTGTCATCAATATATTCAGCTAAGTTATCTTCAAAGCCTTCTTCCTCGTAGTCTTTCTCGATGTCAATCTCAAGGTCACCCGTGCGAATACGCACAGCTTCTGGGTCCTCGATCTCAATCTCTAACGGCTCACCCTCTTCTTCCATAATGCCTTGAGGAGCTGCGTATAAACCTTTTTCAATACTCATGATTGTCCTTAGTAGTAAGCTTTTTTCCGTTTGGATTTAAACAGTTGTATATCGTCTTTCTCATCCGAATCTAAGCGAATGAACCCGCCTTGTCGGAATCTAAGTAGTGCTAGTGTTGTCGAGTCAACTAAGTCGTCGTTAATACCAGCTGGGAAGTCGTTGCACTCCTCGATAACTTCCATTGCCCAACGTCTCTCAGGAGCAAACACTATGCCCCCATGAAACAAACTTGATACTGCATTTACACGGGAAATCTTGTCTTGTCCCTTACCCGGCGTGAACTCCGACACGGGTATACCCATTCTTCTCATCTCTTGATACAACACTGAGCCAGAAGACTTTTTCTCCACGATAAACGCATCTGGTTCCCACTGACCATATTCTTCAAGAACTAATGCTTTTAATTCAGGGTACTCCATACGCTTCTTAATGCTGTTCAGTAAGATTATTGCATAGTTATTAGTCTCTTCATTGAAGAAAACACCCCACGTTGTAAGAGCGTTAAAGTCAGATCGGTTGTTCGCTTCTTGTGCGGCATCCAAAGACATAATAATAAATTCACATTGAGGTGGGTCATCTTGCTCCCACATCTGCCACCACTCTCTTTTAATTAGTGCGCCTTCTTCAGACGTTGGTTGCTGCATGTACTGGGCGTTCCAGTAGCGAATATCCATACCCGCTTTTTTAGCAAGTAGTTCTTCTGCCGACCAAAACTCAGGCCATAACGGCTGATCATTCTCATCAATCGCAGGAAACTCAACAACTTCCCACTGATCTACGCCTTCGGCACGCTCCATCTGAGTATTAATCTGACCAGTCAGGTCTAACTTCGACCACCTAGTCATTACAATAATAATTGCACCACCCGGCATAAGACGCTGGAGAGGACCAGACTGAAACCACTCCCAAGCAGGAAGAAATACATCGGGTCGTCCTGTTTTAGCGTCTTGTTCTGAATGAGGATCGTCAATAATAAATAAATCAGCGCCGCGACCAGCAAGGGCGCCGCCCACGCCAATAGCAAAGTATTCTCCATTAAAGTTAGTCCCCCACCTAGATGCTGATTTCGAGTCAGCTTGTAGCTCAATTTGTGGAAAAATGTCGTGATATGGCTCTGAACCTACTAAGTTTCGCACTCTGCGACCGAAATTCACCGCTAAATCTGCGGTGTGTGACGCCATAATCACCTTTTTCTGTGGGTATTTACCCAAAAACCATGCCGGAGCTAGATAACTTATCAATTCTGACTTGCCATGACGCGGCGCTATGTTAACTATCACCCTTTTCTTCTTGCCAGCGGCTATTTCTTCAAAGATACGGGCTAATTTATAGTGGTGTGGACCTACTTTGTAGCCCGGATATACGTGTTTTACGAAATCTAAGAACGATTCCTTGCTTATTTCGCGTGTTGTCTCTTGTTTATACTGTTTTAATAGCTCAACAGCACGCCTTTTCTGCTTATCTTCCATAGTTGGAAGCGCAGCGCGTATCTTATTTAGGTCTTCTGCACGAAGTTTAAGATTCGCTAATCCCACTAGAGACCTCCCTGACTTCTACATCGGTGATCTGATCTTCTAGTGTATTTAATATAGTAAAGAGTTCTGTCTCAACTTCTTCTATTGTTTGTACTTTGTGTGTTATCTCACTACGCTTCTTAAATGCGTCTACTCCATCGACTTCTCCCAACTTTGATAAAGCTGTAATGCGGGCTTTAGCGTCCTTCGCATTTTCTACTTCAGCGATGAGTTTGTTTACGACGTAAAGTTTTAAATCTGATAACTCTTCTACGATCATGCAGTTGCTTTGCGCCACCATACCTGCAAGGTATGCCATCACCTCATTAGGGTACTTAGCAAACTCAGGTCGCATTGTTGGATTAGTAATCATTTGTTTGGCAAGGTCTCTTGCCTGATTGATATGTTCTTCAGTTGGCTCTATAGCCACACCGTTTAAATCAGAGATTAGTTTAATAGTCTTAGCCCGCATTTCTATTTCTTGTTGGGGCGACATATCAGGCAGTGCATCCATAGCGGAGACTGGCAAAGGAATATCTTCTTCGATGTTTGGGACAATAACGTTCATGTAAGCGTTCTGTGGCTTGTTGAACAATTAGCGCAATATAACACGAATTTTTAATTTGTAAAGACTTGTTAATTTAACAACAGAGTTATGGGAAATTTTTGCAAAATATTTTTTGATGGGGGTGTGGGTTTTGAAAAAAAGTGAAGTCGTTTGTGCAAGTTTTGGTGTAGAGGGGCGCGGGACTCCGGTCGTGGATTTAGGGGGGTGGGGGTGTGGGGTGGTGAGGGTGAAAACTTTACATATGCCCCGCCATCAGCTATAACATAATCATGCGATGCAATAGTGCAGAGCTAAATAAGAAAGGTAATCACTATGTTAGAACGTATACGCACTCTTTGGTTATGGTTAACTTGCTACATGGTCTGCATTGAATGGCGCACAGTAAAGCAAGTCAAGTTCTTTAAGTGTGAAGATGATGCGCTTGAATGGTCTAGGTTGTACCCGTATGAAGCTAAGGTAATGATAGGTAAGCGTGGCAAGCTGATGACTGCACGCTGGTAATACGGTTAGGGGGCTGCCGCTCAGCCCCCGTTAAATATGGAAGGTAATGTTATGAAACCGATACACGAACACGATTGCATCGTATGCAAGTTTTTAGGTAATGTATTTGTTAAGCAAGCTTTTTATAAAAGCGATGATGAATATGAAGAGCGCACAATACCGGCTGACTTGTGGAAGTCATGTCAGTATGAATTACCTGAAACGCATTTCATTCTGCGGTATTCAAGTGATGGTCCTGACTACAGTAGCTTTCCGGCTAGGCGACTGCCAGATTATTTAGTAGGTTTTGAGTAACACGGTTAGGGGGCTGCCGCTCAGCCCCCGTTTAATATGAAAGGTGATCAAGATGATCAATCCAATTCCTAAAACAGATTTATTTGTAACTCCTAAAACAATTGATGACTTAATGGAACGCGCTAAGTCGGCAGAAGACTGGTCGATTATGTGCATGACTCTGAACTTCTGCCATGCAACGCTGCAAGAAGAACTAAACATACTTGAGGAACGTGCGAAGCGCCATGAGCAACTCAATAACATAAAAGCAGCACGTTAACAAACGGGGGCGAAAGCCCCCACTTTTTAGAAAGGTAACGCCATGATACAACTAGAGATTGATGTAGGTAACAAGCTAGACTTTGCATTGTCATTATCTGTTCAACAGATGGCTTTAATGCGCGGCACGAACCCTGCGATGTACAACTTACTAAAAGCAGCGCGCAGCGAGGCGACTAGACTCTTCGCAGGTATCCGCTTCCATCAAGCAAAGATTGACAACCTTGAGCTTGAGCTTAAAGAGTTGAACGAGCGCATAAGCGAGTGGAGCATGGTGCTTTAAAACTTGGGGCTTCGGCCCCTTTGATACCAGTTTCTGTCGTCGCGCGCGGGGGCGGGCGTGTTTAACGTTTCCCCTAAGCCTGAAACGTTGACTATTAAGCGTGTTATCAGCTATAACATAATTACACCATGTGACAATGGTGTTTTTTCTTTTTAACTTTTTATGAGGATAGTCAAAATGACTAAACAAAAAACCGCTGTTGCTGTTGACGTGTTATTGAATGATGTTAACTATAAATCTTTTAAAGATTTAGGTTATTCGGTAGCAAAAAAATCTGATGCTGCCAAACTTGACGGCAAATTCGCTGTTGAAAATATTGCGGGTTTTCCTGATGCTGTACCCGCTGAAGTGCGTTTAGAATTGAATGAGGGTTTCCGTTTACGGGCTAGTGAATTACCAAAGTATCAGCCGGTAGAGTATAGCGTTATCGATGGAAATTATATCCCCTCAGCGCAATTGAAGGGCGAACCGGCAAAAGAACGTTATGTTATCAGCGTAGCAAGTGCATTTTCTTACACCCAACAGCAATTCGGTGCAATGAAAAGTGAAAACCCGCAATTGTATGCAATTGTGCAGGACGTTAGAAAACGTGTTAATAAATATTGTTCTGGCTGTTTGGGTGACTTGATGAGTGCAGCTAGAAAATATCTTAAGGAATTAAACCCAGAAACAAAAACCCGTTCAGCAACCCTTGCATTTATTGAATACGTTGATAAAACGTTATCAGATATGCAAACACGCTGCAAAACGGCTGTATCCAGAGGGAATGACGATACGGCTGATTTAGCAAAATTGCATGATGCTATTGTTGCATTTAAGACAAAGTATCATAATTAACTTTCAACCCTACTAGCCAATTGGCTAGTAGGGTTTTTTTTCGCCTAGCGAAAAGTTGAAACCAGTTTTTACCCTCGCGCGCGGGCGAGAGCAAGCGCGTTAAATAAGAGTTCAGCCTATCCTGAGTTGTTATATTAGCCGACGCCAAGCT